TCTTCATAGTCTGGTAAGTTGTTTAAGAAAGTACCAAAGTTTTTAATGTAAGATTTAGCCTGTTTAGATTCTTCAATATATTTTTTTATTGTTGACTCTAAATGTTCTTTGCTATGATCTTTTAAGAGTTTTTTTATCTGGTCTTTGTTCTTTTTGGTTTTTCCTGTTGACGTTTTTCTAGTATCACATCTGGAAGGATAAAGATTATAGATATATTCTATTTCTTTTACATTATCATTAACAGTAACATTTACATTATCTTTTACTGTTGAATTTGTTGGTGTTTGTTGAACAGAATTAACATGTGTTAAATTTGTTAACTTTTGTTGCTCTTTGTTTCTTTTTCTTGCTTCTGCTGATGCTTTACCTGCTTTACTTCTTACTTTTCTTGTTTCGTCCCACTTCTTTAAATCTCTTTTAAACTGTTGTTTTATAGGTGTAAAAGCTAACTTTAGTAATAAGTCTTCTGTTTCTGGTTCTTCATCATTTACATACGAAAAAATAAACTTTATCAACTCTCCTGCTTTTTCATTAGGTAACTGGTCGAATAAATCTTTTTGATCTGCATAAAGAATAAACCCTTTTTTATCTTTTGCCATAAATATTTTTAAACGAAAAAACCTCAAAGAATCTCATTAGCTACCACACTAACAAAACCCTTTGAGGTTCTTGAAATAATTTTAATTGATACGTCTGCTGTGGTAGGTAACGTATTTCTATACCACTAAGATAGTGATTTTTAATATAAAAAGAAAGAGGTTTTACCCCCTTTCTTATACAATTCTAGGTAAGTTCTAACCTCTTACCCCCATTTGATACACGAATATAGCATCTCGTTTTTAATTATCAAAGTTATTTTTAAACTTTTACTAATTCATCAAATTTAACTCCATGTAATTCGTCAGCGTGAGTGTAATAGTCTACACCTCTTTTGTCAAAATCTAAAACAGTGTCGTCTAGTTTAGGTTTTTCTATCGCTTTAATATCGTGGTAATATGTTCCTGTTTGATCTCCTTTGTAAACCGCTGTTACAATATATCCGTAACCTCTGGACTTCTTAAACTCCCCGTAATACTCTACCCTTGTTTTTATTTCGTGCTTCATACTATAATTTTATTTTTTGTAAATATTACCTTTTATAAATTAGCACAAAAGAAATTTCTAAAGTTTTTTAAAATACTTTTAGGAATATTAAAAAAAGGGTTGTTACTTTGAATCAACAAAAACAAAGGAACTATGAAAATCAGATCAATAGAAGAATTAGAAGCATTATTAACATCTCAAAAAGGTATTACTTTAGATATTAACGGTGAAGACGTTACTTTAACAATTGAAGTAAGAGAAGAAAACTATTTTTTAGAAGGCAACAAAGACAGTTTACTAAGTATCGGTTTTTACAATCCCAACAATACCGATGATGATTTTGTTTTAGACAGTTTTAAAGATTTTGATAAGTTTGAAAATGTTGAAAAACTATATTTAATAGTTTTGGAAAACTACTTTGATAATTCAATGGAGGACATGAGAAGTGAAGCGGGAAAATATTATAGCAATAGGGATTATTAACCTATTGCATAACGTTGAATCTATGTCACGTTGCTACTAAAATAAATAAGTAAAGATGAATCTGATTAAAAGAATATTTGGTAAAAAAGTAAAGGAAAAGCAATGTGCTATAGATAGTGTTAGCAACTGCCTTTCATTTAAGGAACAAATGAAACAAGACCTAATACCTAGAGTTTGGAAAATGGCTGAAAAGGAAAAAGAGCATTTAGGTTGGTTGATTGATAACGATGCACCTACTGAAATGATAAATAAAAGTAGTAGATTCTTATCTCATTTAAGACAAAGACACAAAGAGTACAATGATTATGTAGCTAACCTATATTAGGTTGTTGCTAATGTTAAATGTATGCTTAGTGCGATTAATTAAACGATAAAAATAATAAGATTTATGGATACGGAATATTTAGACCATTATATCAATGTAATGGAACTTAACCAAGAAGGAAATGAAGAACAACTAAAAGAGTTTAAAGCGATAAAGGAAGCATTAAGTATACATAATGTTAGCCACACACTAAAACTCGCAGATGATGACGCAGATTTGATTGATGTTATTAAACGATATGGTGATAAATACCACATAGAAGCGGTAAAGGGAACTACCCCTGATTTATCAATGATGCCACCCAATCAAAAGGTCGTTTATGGTGACGGTATAAATTACCACTTTAAACTAACCAAAAAATAGTTGTTCCTAATGGCTTGGCTATGAGCCGTATTTAAAACAGAAAGAATTTAATAACTAAACAAGACCTAATAATATGGCTTATAGCCCTTGTTAGGCAACGTAAATTATGAAACTATACAATGTGGAAGTAGAAGCAACTTACGAGGCTTCATACGAGGGAGATATAAACAGAAACTACACAAGATTAGTTTTTGCTGAAACAGAACAAGAATCGATTGATTTTGTTAATGATGGACTTAAACATCTAAAAGAAGTATATCACGTACACGAAAAAGCAAAAAAGGCTTATGAGGTGGATAGTAGCAAAGGACAAAGAAAAAGAAAGGCACAATACTATGTTGCATAATGGCAGGTGTAACAAGCGTTTTAATGCTTGGTTACATGATGTTATGTTCTATTAAATAAACGTATGGAGATAATAGATAAAATAGTAAGTGAATTTGACCTAAAGATTAAATATGTTAGTTCATTTACTAACGCTAGAAGCTGGGAAAACGATAAGATAATTTTAGATGATAACGGTTGGGGATTGATTGAATGTAAGTGCAAAGAAAGTGGTGCAACATTCAGAACACCTAACGATATACCTAATTTTGAAATACATTTAATCGCTGTAATTAGATTACTACAATCTTAATTGCATATAACGCTTAGGCTAAACGGTCGTTTTAATGCCGTTTTAGCCATTGTTACCCTTAGTTTTAAAAAAGAGAATTATGCATAGAAGTAAAATAGAATTACATAACCTTGATTGTTTGCTTTTTATGAAGCAATGCGAGGATAAACAATTTGACCTTGCTATTGTAGACCCACCTTATGGTATTGCAAGAGCAGGACAAACCGAAACTTTCACAAAAAACCCTAAACACAAAAGGAAAGCACATAAAGACAAGGGGTGGGATAATGCAATACCTACTGCTGAATACTTTAGAGAACTTGAAAGAATATCAAAAAATCAAATTATTTGGGGTGCGAATTATTTTGTTGAACACCTAACCAAAGGAACAATGGGGTGGATAGTTTGGGATAAAGGACAACACGGTTTAAGTATGAGTGATTGCGAACTTGCTTACAGTAGTTTTAACAGGGCTACAAGGGTGTTTACATTTAATAGGGGTTTGATAGCACAGAAAGGTGGAAGCATACACCCAACGCAAAAACCTGTTGAACTTTATAGATACCTATTAAATGAATATGCAGAAGAAGGCAACAAAATATTTGATTCGCATTTAGGTAGCGGTAGCATTGCGATTGCCTGTGATGATTTAGGTTATGACCTAACTGCTTGTGAGATTGATAAAGATTATTTTGATAAAGCAAACAAAAGACTTGAACCTTATAGAAAGCAACAAACCCTTTTTTAATATTAAGGGTAACATCTCTGTAATAACACCTTTACGGAAGAATAATGAACACTATATCAATAACTTACACCGTACAATTTGAAGTCGACTTTGCCCCGAATTATAAATTCACGAAAAAAAAAGAGTGTTTCAATGCTAAAACTGGTCGGCGTATTCGTCAAGTCTATAAAGGCGGGTCAATCGGTTATAACATTAAAGGAAAGTTTTACAGTTTAAAAAGACTTAGAAAGCACCTACAAAAACCTAAACAAGTTGATTGTCCTTTTTAATTAGTTGTTTTTCGTATATTTGGGTAAATCGATTTTTTATGTTTGATCCGACAACAATTCAAAACTGCATGGTTTCCCTTTTAGGTTGGCGAAACGATGCTAATCCGAGCGTTCCACAAATAACCGATCCGAATCTTTTACAAAGTGATTCGGGGTTGATTTATAACGATTTCCATTCGCTTTTGACGATTGAGAACATCACGAACACAACGCCGGAGGGAAAAACAATCGACAATTATTTAAACGAAAAGGTCGCGTCGGGGATCAATAAGGCCTTAACAAAGGTTGTAATCGAAAAGAAACTAAACGAATCGACAAAGACTTTATTAAATAGTTCAAAGCTATTCGACGGAATCGGGAGGTTCCAGGACACAATAATTTCGAACGGTTCTTTTGTTGGTGTTGAACTTGAAATATTTCCAAGTTACGGAGCAAAGGTTTTTATTGATAAAATCGGTTTACAGTTCACGCAAGCCCAAACAAATCTTCCGATTTATATTTTCCACACTTCGCAAATTGATCCGATTCAAACGGTATCGGCAACAACTACAAAGGCGCAATCGTTGGAGTGGTTGACATTGTCTGAAACGATTGATTTGAGTTATTTGTCGGAGGAATACGATTCGGGCGGTTATTTTTATATTGGATATTTTCAAGACGATATAACAGGCCAGGCGATTAAGAAGGATTTTAATTGGATGCAAGGACCTTGCAACACTTGCCGAGGTGGAGCTAATGCGATGAAGGTTTGGAACGAAAGGTTGAATTTTGTTCGAATAGTTCCAATCGAAGTTTCAAATTCAGATTTAAACGGGGCGCAAATGTTCGACTACACAAAACGAGGATATGTTCCAACGAATAATTTTGGGATGAATTTCGGCGTAACGGTTCAATGTGATATTTCTCAATATTTATGCGAGCAAAAGTTTGTGTTAAGTGATTTAATCGGGAAGCAAGTTGCGGTTGATATTTTAAACGATATGAAACATTCAACGCGATTAAATAGATTGGCGAACGTTTCGCAAAACATGATTATTCGCGATTTAGAGGGCGATACAGAAACAAACGAACCTGGTTTAGCTAAAAGGTTATCGAATTCAATAAAAGCGGTTGGTTTCGACTTTTCAAAGATTGATTCACCTTGTCTACCATGCAATAAAAAATTCGGAGTAAAAAAACGTGGTTTATAATGGCTTTGCCTTTTGCGGGTTTACGGAATACGATGCGACGAATTCAAAACGATTTTGTTGTTGATGTGGTTAAATCTATTGTGGAGGATAATTCAAACAAAATAATTGAGCTAAACACGGAAAAACAATTATTTGATCGCGGGATTGGTTCGGACGGTTTAAGACTGGAACCAGCTTATTCGAATCCGTATAAAAAACTAAAAAAGGCATTGAACCAACCATCGGACCGGGTGACGTTGAGATTGGAGGGTGACTTTTATGAATCTTTTGAGGTTATTATTGGAAGCAAACAATTCCAAATCAACGCGACGGATAAAAAAACTAAATGGCTTATTCAAAGGTACGGTGAAAAAATATTCGGGTTAACATCGGACAACGTTTCATTATTTCGTGAAATAGTCATTCGCCCGGAATTATTAAAAGAAATTAGAAAAGAAATAAAAATATGAGTTATTACGCAAATCCAACCGTCCCGATTCCACCGAATCCAGTTTTTGTTGATGCGGTAATCGGGAAATTACAAACGTTATTTGGGACAATGAGTTGGTTAACGCATTCGTTCGGACGTTCGTACATTAAGAAAATAAACCGTCAAGGCGGGGAATTTTCGGAACCGTGGGTTTATCAATCGAACGGTGAATATTATCCCGTTGAGTTTAACGATAATTTACAAGCGATGAGTTTCTTTGAAGTTGGAACGCAAACATTAAGCGGTGACTTCGAACGAAATACGACGAATTATTACGACGTTGATCTTGGCGTTATCTTTTGGGTGAATTTAAAAAAGATTGATTCAGCGAAGGGTGACAACTATTATTTTGTTGAGGAACTTAAAAAGGACGTTCGAAACAAATTAACAAACAACATTCCCAACGGTGTTCGGTTGTCGATTGGATCCATTGAAGAGGGTATTGATTCGATTTTTGCGAATTATACATTTGACCAATTAACGCAAAACCAGTATTTTTCTTATCCATACGCGGGATTCAAATTTAATTTAACGGTAACAGTCGGCGAGGGATGTACTTTATAGAAAACGTTTTCTTTTATGGGTTGTTAACCTGGTCCATAATTATTTTGTTTGAAAAGTGGGGAATCCGTGACCAATTAAGCGGACGCGCCCCGAATGCGTTGATACAAAAGGCGATTGAATGCAACTTTTGTTTTGCCCATCATTTAACGGCGATTTGTATAATCCCAGAACTAATCTCATTTTTTGATTTACGGATTTTGTTAGTACCTTTATTATCCGCACCAATCATAAACAAATGCTTAAACTAGGAAAACACAA